CAGAACAGAAAAGAGTCAATAAGCTCGAACGATTGATAAATGTTTATGATGAATTAAGAAAACAAGGGAAGCTCGACGAAGAACAGAAGAAAAGACTTCAAAAATTGATACTTGAAGAAGGCAAGGCGGTCGGCGCATTAAATGCTCAGCATAAAGAATACCTCGATATGATTACCCTCAAGATAGCACGAAGTCAAGAATATCTTGATAAATATCGTGAAATACAAGGCCAGTTGAACGAACTTGTTATGCAGGATGAAGAATTAAGGGAATGGAAGCACGAGCAGGATGTTATAAGAATGAAGGAGTCCATCGCTCAGCTCCAAAACGCTTCTGATGCTGAAAAACAGCTTCTTCTTCAAAAGGTGGAAGAATATGATGAGGCATTTCATAAAAGCACAAAAGCGGCCGGAGGAGCGCTTCTTGAATATAATAAAGCCGTAGAGAAAGTAGGGGCAGGATATCTTAAAATACAGGGAGATGCCAAAGATGTGTTCGGAGAGATGCCTAATATAATCACGGATGCAGCCCTATCGATGAAATCAACTCTTGGAGAGGTGTTCTTTGATTCATTCAATAATAATCTTAAAAATGCGAGGGATTATTTTCAGTCATTTACGGAATCTATTAAAAGGTCTTTTGCTAATATGCTTGCCGATATGGTGGCAAGGGCGTTATGGGCTAAAGCTGTAGCCGGGATTATGAGTATTTTTGGAATGGGAACAGGAACTTCGAGCACAGGAGTGATAAGTGAAGCGGGTGCTGTTAGTTCAGCCACCTCTACTGCTCCAGTCGCTACAGGAATGGCTCACGCACAATCGGGGATGGAGTATGTTCCAAAAGATGGCCCTGTATATGTCCATAGAGGGGAAGAAATTAAGAGCAAAGACGAAGCAAGACAGGGAAAAGCGATAACCATTATAAATTTATTCGATAAAGGCTTAGTTCCGGCCATAATGGCTAATGAGGGAAAAGGGGTTATTGTAAATGTAGTCAATGAGAATATGATGAGGTCGGGTTCTATCCGCAAGACTTTTATGACGGAGGGTAAGTAAATGGCTTCTACTGCCGATTTTGGCCAGTTCACAAGAAATTATCCGTTCGTAGATGAAACTTCCTATGATGTTCAGGAAACTATTTACGAGAACGGCACTAAACAATTTCGTCTTATAAATGAGCAGGAAGATATCATTTTTGTTCTTAATTTTTATCCTCTGACCAGAGTGGAATCTCAGAATATTCTTGATTTCTTCAAAGCCAGACAAGGTAAGACCGAGGCTTTTAAATTCACCAACCCGCTTGATGGTAGAATCTATGATGTTCGTTTTGCCGAGAATAAATTATCGAGAGAAAGAGTGGCATACGATACTTTTAGAATAAGGATATCTCTTGAAAATGCCTTCCCGTTCGGAGCGTATAATCAGATAAATGTTTCTGATACCATCTCTTTAACAGAACATCTATCATCTTTTTATCTTACTAATCTTTTACCTTTTGTCTATGATGGGGTATCTATAGTAGAATCAGCTACGCTTTGGGATATCATAATTGAATTAGGGGTTCTTTACGAAGAAATAACTGTAACGGAGTTCGCTTCTCTGCTTGATTTAATCATAGAATTGGAGACTGTTTATGATGAAATCGCTATCAATGAAGAAATATCCCTACTTCTTGATATCCTATATTCGACTATGAATGATGTGGTTTCTATTTCGGAGGATATCAATGTATTAGTTTTAATAGACTTCTCGGTCTATGATTCATTTTCTATCAATGAATATATAAATATGCTTGACCTTGCTCATAATGTAGCGGTAGAAGATTCTATAACATCTCTTGAAGATGTATCTTTATATATTCAGATAGAGAGCTTTATGTATGAAGAAATAGGAGCGATAGAGTCAGTTGAATTATTCGACTTTATCAGAAGAATCGATGTTTATGAGAATATCGCTCTTAATATTTTAGGATTTGATGCCTTTTTGGAAGTTATATTGAATTTAGATTTTTATAGCGTCATTATTATTAATGAAGATGTAACCATAGAGGTCGTCTGATGCCAAGAAATCCTTCTGGAGAATTTATAACGAGGAAGAATGCTGAGGTTAATAAGCCGATATTCCTTTATGTGATATATAATTGGGATGGAGCAAGCAATAATCTCTATTACACTAATCATAAAACGAATATTACTTATAACGGACAGGTCTATACCAAATTTCCCGGCACTCACGAAGCTATCGGAGAAAATACTACGGGAGAAATCGATACTGTCAGGTTCACTCTCGGAAACGCCACAAGAGTAATCGGCTACTATCTTGAAAATTATGAATGGAGAGGGAAGAAGGTATCTATTATTCAGGTATTTGCCGATAAACTTGATGATGCGAGTGCGAATATAACTGATACCTATTACATCGATAGTTATTCTACGACGAAGGAAGGTGCTACTTTCATATTGACGAGTAAATTCGACATCTTAAATGTTGTTCTTCCGGCCAGAAGATATTCAAGAAATTATTGTGGTTGGAAATTTAAGTCTACTGAATGCGGATATTCAGGTGCGGAAACAGAATGTAATAAGACCCTTGCACGATGCAGGATTTTATCCAATTCAGAAAGATTCGGCGGGTTTCCTTCAATACCGAGCAAGAGAATGGTGTTAGGATGATAACGGATAAAGAGATAAGATTAAAATATGTAGGAATACCTTATAAACATTTAGGGCGAGATATGAGTGGCCTTGATTGTTGGGGCGTACCTAAGATGATATATTCTGAATTCGGGATAGATTTGTTTGATATGGAATACGAGAAGGACTGGGCTAAGAATGGCAAGAATTATTTTATGGATAACTATTATGATAAATGGGAGAAGGTCGATACCCCTAAATTCCTTGATGTCTTATTGTTTTCAAATTTTAATGGGGTAGTCTACCACGCAGGGGTATTTTTAAGCTATGGCCAGTTTATTCAAGGAAGCATGATGGGGGTTATAATCACTCGTCTTGAAGGCAAGTGGAAATATACTTTATCCGGAATTTATAGATATAAGGACTTGAAATGATAACTATTAAATTTGTTCCGAATATAATGGAGAAAGAGGGCAGAAAATCATTTGAGCTTCCATATTCACGAGCTAAGAGTCTGAAAGATTATCTCGATGAGTGTATGGTTGACCTGCTCAAAGACCCTTTTGAAGATTATAAAGTCATAGTATCCGGCCGTGTAATCGAAAATCTCAATAATCCGATAGACAATAATGATGAAGTTACTATCACTCCGAAGATAAAAGAGCCTGTAACAGCTTTTCTTACTTGGCTTGGCGGTGGAAATCTTTTATGGGGAATAGCTCAGGCAGCTATGATTGCCTATACTGTATATTCTGCCTTTCAAACGCCAAGGAAGCCCTCTTTTGGAACGATAGGGACTGGAATTGATGAGGGTTCTCCGACTTATGGGTGGGATGGAATCCAAACAATGCAGGATGAAGGGATTCCAGTTCCCGTTATTTATGGTGAGCATAAAGTAGGCGGGAATATCATAAACGCTTTTATACGAAACGACGGAGATAAAAACTACCTCAATGTCCTTCTCGGTCTTTCAGAGGGAGAGATAGAATCTATAAGTTCTGTAAAAATAAATGATAATCCGATAGAGAATTTTGATGATGTCACTACTTACGAGAGAATGGGAACGAATTCTCAATCTATTATCTCAAACTTTGAAGATTCTCACAACCTTTATGGCGTAGGAGCAGAACTCACTAAAGATAATCCTCATACTTATACGACTGTTGATTCAGATGTAGAGGCCTTTGAAATCCATTTAAGATTTGTAGGTGGTTTATTTCAGCAAGATTCTTCCGGAAACATTCTCGATTGGAGCGTTACATATAAGGTTGAATATAAGCTCCATTCTGATTCCATCTGGACAGATTTAGGCTCAACCACGGTTACAGAAAAATCTCGGTCTACTGTTCGCAGAGTTTATAGAAAATCCGGATTATCAGCCGGGCAATACGATGTTCGTGTTACAAGAACATCTGACGATTCTCAATTAAGCCCGTTGAAACAAGGGGATTTGACTTGGTATCAGATAGACGAAATCAAGACAGATGATTTCATTTATCCTAATACAGCTCTTTTAGGAATAGAGGCCTTGGCAACGGACCAGTTGTCAGGTTCAATGCCTCAATTTTCCTGTGTCGTAAAAGGGAAGAAGATATCTGCCCCTAAAGTTATGAACGGAGCGGTTCAAGTAGATTGGGAAGATTACTATTGGAATCCCACGTATTCTGAATATAGACTCTTATCAGATGACACTTCTCTCACTTGGGATGGAGTTACGTATGCCGTTCAATACTGCGCTAATCCTGTTTGGTG